TTATAACCATTAGCAATAAGCCAAAGCACAAGACCGCCAAGCATGGTCGGAATAGCGTACTTGCGAATAATGCCGATAATAATAGTAACGCGGTAATCCATAGCATTTAGAAATGGTCAATTAGTCCGGGTACTGAATACATTGGCATCGGACGAACTGTTTCCAGATCGAAATACCAATCAAACGTGAAATCTGGCTCCGTAGGTAGTGCAACGATCCTATCAAACGGAGCATTTTCTTCTATAAATGACGAATTAAGAACGGGCAGGGCGCTAAAATCTTGCGCCAAGTGATACACGTCCAAAGAACCTGTTGCGTTAGACCGCATCTTACCAGTGACTTTAGATGGGGCGTACCGGTACTCGGCCCATCTTTCCTGATAACCAAACGTTAGATCATCATCAGCTGTGTTCTGATAATAGAGCTCTTTGTTCAACACAGCTTGTTCGCCCAAGTGGGCGAGGGCAGGCCAATAAAAATCATACCGATCACGGCGTGACCAAGACCTATGCAAGCCTTGCTGATAGTTCAAATCAGCTTTTACACGGGCTAAACCAATAACGGTACCATGCTCAACAAACGACTTGTTAAACCCTCCGCGCGGCGTGCCTGTGCCAGCCGCAGCAATATTGCCTTGAGGGGTTGTTGCGTCAGTACTCGAAGTCTGTGGGATAGCTGCAATATCGAAGTTCGTTTTACTTGAACCAAGAAACTCTGGACGTTGCAGACGACTATCCGGGCTAGTAACACCGAAATGCGCCTGAAGCACCTCGAAATAACGAGTGCCTGACCTAGAATCACGCTCCAACAGACGTTGGATTTGAAATGCTTCTCTCAAATCATTAATTGTCGCTGCTGTAGCTGTCGTGAGGTCGGCATATAACGGAACACCTACTGCTGTTGTATTGTGGATAATAATAGCGTTGCCAGCACCATTAGGCTTCATAGTTGCCGCTGCACCATTACCGTCTTGAATAGACAAATAAGAAGCGCTACCTGCAATCGCATCTGTTCCAACAGGTGCAGTTGTACCTAATGGCAATGTTACCGCATCACCTTTTTGTGGCCATGGCAAACATGACGTGAAATAGTCATGACTCTTATTTGACCGTTTAAGCACATAATCTGAAAGTGAATCCGGACCGTCTCCTTTATCAACAACGAGATCGTCCTGTAAATTTTGGTCTTTAAACCAATCGTTGTAAATTAAGTTGTATGCGCGACCTGCCAAATTATTAAATGACAAACCTGCTACTTGCGTTGGTAGACCCATGTAATCAAACAATGAGCCTTCTGGAACTGTTACATCATCAATCTGTGGAACCAAATAATCTGTGCTATCGCCGGGATTATCCTGAGCGCCGCAGAATTTTTCCCAATTGTCCCAAACAAGCCGATTGGGAACATAGAACCAAAATGTCTCTACCGTGAAATTGTCCATCACGGGCACCAACATTGTGTTTACACGACCGAAGCCGTAACACTGCATTTTAAACGTATCGCCGGGCAATACTTCGTCACAATAAATAGGGATAAGGTATCCGGCATCAAACGTAGTTTTATGTCCGTGAGGGCGCCGAAACTTACTACGCTGAATGTCAGCTTGGGGAACTGTACTAAAATTATGTCCCATTACTGAAGGGAGTTTGCCGGATACCAACTGCATTTTTCTATTCTCCGATGAGGTTATTCAATTCTTGAAGTTTTTCGACGTCACAGTTTTCCATATCGCCGCTTGCGTCATCAAAAACGCCTAAGCGATGTAACGAAAAATCTTCGGGATGCTTTGCAAACGGATGATCGCGTGACGCAATCACATCTTGTATAGCTCTAATAGCTACACCGTCCTTAGTTTCGAGAAACGGCGGGTAATACATCTCCGCCTTTTTGTCGTAAACTGCATAAAATACTTTCCGCATTCAGTCCTCCATTGAAATAATGTTTCGGACAGTATGCTTCCATAATATACATTCCGCAACAAAAAAATTTTCATAGGTTGTTTTTGTTGATGTAAACCTGTTAACGATATCAAAACTTTTCATTTTCAGGGTCTCGCACAAAACGCTCGCCTTTGATAGTGTAACATTCTTCACTTACCCACAACCTATCTAAATCTTCGTTATACTCATATATAGGCTTGTGAACTTTTTCTAATCTTTTTGCTTTAAGGTCCTCATAGAGCTTCGTTCCTT